AGAATATCATTCTTCTAGTCATTCTTCAGAAGAATAACATACTCTTCTGAGGGGGCTCGCAAATCTGAACTGAATTTATATTTTTGTTGATTTTGTTAGATTTCTTCTTATAAGAGAATTATGAAGTTTAGAAAACCAGGGGACGATATCGTGTTGACTAAAGAGTTAACCGAGATGAGAGATGAACTGACAGCAAAGCAAATAGATTTTTGTCATCATCTTGTAGCACAAGAGAATAGAAAGACTGCAACAGAATGTGCTATTATGGCAGGATACTCAGAGCATACAGCAAGACAGATTGCTTCTCGTTTACAGAGTCCAAAAGAGTTTCCCAAAGTTCATGCTTATATTCGAGCCTTACAGGAAGACCTTTGGAATAAATATAAAATATCCCCCGCTACACATATGAGAAGATTACACGAACTTGGTCTTCGTGCTGAGAATCCTACCTCAAAAGATATTAATGAATTTGATATGAAACCCGATCTCAAAACAGCTTTAGCTGCTGAGATTAGTAGAGGTAAAGCTGCAGGATATTATGAGAAAAAAGAGAAACAAACAAGTAAAGGAATTGATAACCTAACTCTCGAAGAAGTGGATAAGATGTTGCAAGATCTAAGAAAAATCTCTATCATTGACCAGACCCCTACGGATTTGGAGGAAAATGAATCCGAGACAATACAAGGCAACGATCAGCGAGAACAAAGCGATCAACAAATTTCTTGAACAAGGTTATTACGTTTTTAAAAACTGTTGCGAACAAGGTCCTATCGATATCATTGCTGTTAACCCACAAAATGGCAGGGCTCATTTCCTTGATGTTAAAACTTCTAAAGGAACAAGGAAAGTAAATGGTAAGTCGGCAGGGGGTGGAGGCATCAAACTCAAGCCATATCAAAAAGAACTTGGTGTCAGACTCTGCGTTGTCGAAGGAGAAGAAATTCGTATTGTCGAAAAAAGAGAAACAGTCAATGAGAGAAACAAAAAGAAAAAATCTTTCCTCAAAGCGAGGAAGGGAATCAACTTTTTGGAAGAATGTTAAATCCATAACTCCGAACATTTATTGGACGAGAATTGAAACTTACGGAACCCCAGGAATACCTGATTTACTGGGAGTTTATGTAGATAAATCTTTAAAGAAGAATATTTCTTTTTGGTGTGAATTGAAATTAACAAAAGGCAACAAACTAGATCTCTCACCTTTTCAAATTTCATGGAATTTAAAGCGTTATTCTCTTTGCCAAGATAATTTTATTATGGCCAAGGGGGTCGAAGAGAGGAAGATTTTCTTTTGGCCAGGAGCCGTGGCCCGTGAGCTTGTCATCAACTACAAGGACGTTGAACCTTTGTTCACGATCGACCAACCATGGACGCATGTGCTTGAGCCCGCTATCGGGCGTGTGCTTGTGCATGTCCCTTAGAATTTTGGGAGATAATATTTGCCCTGGGACTCCAGCTCTTGGTAATATTTTATTACTTCCCAGATGGCAGCTTGCTCCGCAGCTGAATCACTACGGAGCATTTTTTTTCTGAGTCGGGCGATTTCTTGACCCGTGGTCGTGAGCCTAGGATCTTGATTCATCTGCCTTCCTCTTCTTGTGCATGTAATCGTTCCACCTGGACTCGTCAAAGTTTGGTGCGTGTCGCTTGGCAAAACTTTTGATCTCTTGAGTTAAAAGGTGCGTTGCTAGTTCTTGGTCAATCTCCTGCTGTGCTTGAGTCTGAGCCATATGAACTATGTCGGCTAGTTCTTTTAAATGTTTCTTTGTTATAGTCATAACAAATCCTTTCTATATATTCTCCCATAATCTATCAAAAAAGACCTGGATCTGCAAATAAAAAATGGTCATAAATTATTACCTTGTAGCTCCCCAGGGCCCGCAGCTCCGGATCGTGATTCGTCATAAATTATTACTTTATGAGCTTCCAGGTAAGCTGCCGGCGTGAGCCGTGATTCGTCATAAATTATTACTTTATGAGCTGACCTGGTGCCGGGGTTGCTGGTGCGTGATTCGTCATAAATTATTACCGGAGTGCCTGTGCTTGAGCCTGCGTCCTCTGCCTGTGCTTGTGCGTGCGATTGTGCTTGTGAATTTTTCACGGCCCACGGAAAGCTGCATGAGCTTGTGCGTGCGATTGGTAATATTTTATTACTTTTAGGAGCTGGAGACCTGGGGACGCCTGAGCATTGGGGTAATATTTTATTACTTTGCCCTGACGCCCCCTGAAATTTTTGAGTCATAAATTATTACTAGTCAAAAATTTCTAGTAAAGACTCTTTCAATGGATAGTTATCAACAAAGCCATTTACATCATTAATGTCTTTTCCTGTTGATGACTCAAACTTTAAAACTAATTCTTTTAATAGTCTTAATTCCGCATTGAGTCGATCTAGTGACTTCAAAATTCTGATTTCTTGAGAAAGTTCAATTACAGAATTTTCTTTCATTTCTACTATTTCGTTTATTTTCATTCTAAATACCTCACGAATATTTATTAATTAGTTATATAAATATAGGTATTTTTATATATAATACAATCAGAATATTCAGAAAGGAAAAAACAATTATGAATATTAGAAATGTAATAGAAAGACTCAGAAAGATTTATAATAGCGACTCTGAGGATTTCACAAAATGCGAACTAATGGAAAACATCCTTAGAGCGTATCAAAGAAGTATTGAAGATAGAATTATGAAAAAATTCCACAATGGTTTTTTTGATATTTCAATTCATACTACCAGAAGCATTATCAGAAAAAAAATAAATGCAATTGCTGATTTAATTAATATGCAAATTGAGGGGCTATTAGATAATTCTAATATCAATCTATTTGTTTGTTATGAAGAAAATCAGTTTTATGTTTCTGATTATTTTTTAACTACTACCGATAACAGAACAATTTCGCAAGATGCGTATGAAGACGACTATTTCACTTGTACAGAATGCGAAAATATTTGTCATAATGATGACTCAAGAACTTATTATGAAAATGAAAATGATCTTTATTGTTATGACTGTATAAGTGGTAATGGGTGGTATTGTGATTACCATGATGATACTCATCATGATGATTATCATTGTGAAGAAAATGAGGATGAGGATAGACCGAATTATAATCTTGATGATTTTAATGACAGAATATTTCTTCATTTTTTAGGTAAAGCAATCGCTGAAGCGGGAATACAAAATGCAAATGTATTAATTGATAGTGTTTTATTTTATGGTATTGAGGTTGAACTTCATACAAGACATGAAGTTATTTCAAGATATGACATTGTTGAAAAATTTCGTGATACCATGAATTCTGAAAAAGAATTTATTCTTTGCAAACACGATGGCAGTCTTCATGCCGATCATGGTTTTGAACTAGTATCAACAAATGCAACTTTTCATTATCATAAACAAACCTTTTGGAATGAGTTTTTTGAACTTAACCCAAATGAATTTGTAAAGGCTTATCATGGTTATAATTGCGGAATACACATTCATTTTTCCAGATCAGCATTCACAGATAATCAGTTAAGGCGTTTAAATTGTTTCTATAACAATCCACAAAACAGAAAGCTGATTGTTGAAATTGCGGGGCGGGATGAAAACAATTATTGTAGATTTCATTCAATGATTGATTTTAATTCTTCGATTAGAACGCATGGTTGTAAATATTCTGTTATTAACTTCGATAATAAAGATACTGTTGAAGTGAGAATATTTAGATCGAACATTAAACAAATATCTTTTTTTAGATATTTAGAATTTGTTCATACTGTTAATTTATGGATACGCTCCAATCATAAAAACAATGCTGATAATTTACATCACAATGATTATTTTGATTGGCTATTAAAAAATGTTCATAAAGATTATGCTAATCTTTTAATATTTTTAGATGATAAAGAACATTTCGAACATTTAAAACATATTGAAGAATGGAAAAATATTTATTCTAATTTCAAAGACATTGTTCACGATTTCAGAATAAACAATTCCGAATTAATTAATCAAGAACTAGAAAGCGAGAATTAAAAAAAATGTGTTTAATTATATTAGCTAACGATCTTAAATCATTAAATCTTGAAGATATGAGAATTGCTTACGAAAGAAATTCAAATGGGTTTGGATTAATGTATTTAGATAAAAAAAATAACTTTGTATCAGATAAGTTTGTTCCGAATGATTTTAATGAAGTAAAAACTTTTTTTAATCTACATAAGAACAACACCGATCAAATGGCAATTCATTTTCGTTTTACGACTGCGGGAGCAACAAACAAAAAAAATTGTCATCCTTTTATTTCTTATAATAAAGATAATAGAATAATCGGAATGATGCACAATGGAGCAAGACTACCAATTCCATTAATACATAAAAACTGTTCGGATACATGGCATTTCAACGAGCATAATTTAAAACCTACTTTAAAGAACAATCCCAATGTGATCTTAAATTCTAACTATCAAATTGAATTGGGTGAACATATTGGCAGTGATAAAATGGTTTTCTTAGATAGCAAATCAAGAAAGTTTATTATCATCAATGAGAAAGTAGGAAATTATAAAGGGGCTAATTGGTACTCAAACGAATATTGGGATACCAGAAAATTATACTCTAATTATAAAAGTATATCTCTTTATGATAATAATTCATTTGATTATGATTATATGGAAACTCCAACAGATAACGAAATAAAAAAAATGAGTGATAGTGAAATAGAAATATTTATCGATCACTGCGTTTATTCTGAAGACACTTATCCATTAATCGAAACGATTAAAAACTATCGTAAAAAATTAATCGGCTAACTCTTTCGGGCGTTCCTGTTCCTGTTCATTCGGGGCGGGAACGCCCGCATCCAATCCTAAATATTTTATTACTTTCCAAAAATCTACTTGTGCATGAGAATTTTTTTTTGCCCGCCTAACCAAAAAAAATTGAAGAATGAAATTTTTTTTGGTTAAGAGATACTAAGGAATTACGAAGTAATACATTACTATTGAAAAAAGAGGGGTACCCCCTAAAATTAGAAGTAGTATATAGTATAACCTAGTATATAAATATACACAGAAAACATGAGCGATTTACTACCAGATTTGTCTTCTATGTCTCAAGAGGAGAGACTTTTGTTTCTCAAGAAGCTTGAGCTTAAGAAAGTACAACTTGAATCTGCAAGGAACTCTAGGGACTCCTTTGGAAATTTCGTAAAAAACATTTGGCCCGACTTCATTGAGGGGAGGCACCATAAAATCATTTCTAAAAAATTAGAAGCCATCAGGGATAAAAAAATTAATAGATTAATTGTCAATATGCCACCCCGACATACTAAGTCAGAATTTGCCAGTTATCTGTTCCCCGCTTGGATGATGGGCAATAACCCTAAATTAAAGATTATCCAAACCACCCATACAGCCGAACTAGCCTATCGTTTTGGTCGTAAGGTCAGAAACTTGATGAATGAAAGCGAATTTAAGTCCGTA